GGCTACCTGTGCCTTTTCCTGCTCAACCTGCGCCATCATCTTAGCGAACTCAGCCTGAGAATCAGGTGGTGGTGGTTTAGGAGCAGCAAGTTGCGCCTCAATCTCAGGCGTGATCTGGTTCATGAACTGGTCAGCATCCTTAAAGCCAGCGGCCTCAATGAACTTAGCTAACGTGTTGCGGTACTGACCAACCGTCACCAATGGATTGCCTGGGCCATACTGCTGCAATATCTGCTCTTGCTTTTGTAGCACCATCTGCAACATAGCCAATTGCTGCTCACGATTACCAGAGCCAAGGCCAACATTAATAGATACGTCAAACTGGTTAGCCCAACTACGCGGGTCAAACGGCACATACTTGCCAGCAATACGCAGCATCCGTGGTTTGTCTTGATACTTACCGACTAGGCCAAGAATCCCCTGGAACAGCGACTTAACACCTGTTTCAGCAAAGATACGGGCAATCAGCTCTAGCTTGCCAGTGCTGGCCTGTGTCATTGCAGCTACCGCAGCAGCCGTTACATTGCTCAGGATGTCAGGATTCAAACCCTGTTGAGCGTCAGATACACCTGTACGCTTGGCTTGTACGCTGTCCATGTATTCCAGAATTGGGAAGGCTTGAGCCGTAACGCTAGGCACTTGAATCGGCACGATAGCATTAGGATTCTTCATACGAATCACACCGCCAGGCGTAGCGTTTAGCAGATCATCAATGTTTACCTGGCCATCAACCGCACCCATTCGAGCATTGTTTGTTAAATAAATGTTATCAAGCATCTGACGGGTAACCGTAGACTTGATTAGTTGAATGTCCATAGTACGGTCAGCAAGTGACTGACCAAAGAACTTGTGAGGAATAGGAATAGGGCAGATAGCATGGAATGGCGTTACATCTGTTTCTTCGTCGCTAAGAAGCTCACTACCGCAGTAGACAATGCGACGCAGCTCTGCAATGCCATCATCATTAACATCTAGGTAGATATAGCATTCATACACCTCAAGACGCTGCATTGACGGGTCAAGGCTCTCGTCATCTGGCTGTTCACCTTGGTCAAATCGAGCAATGCGTTCAGGAGAAAATGTCAGGTCATCGTAAGTAGGCAGGTTATCAATGATGTCTTTATCGTAACCCATCTCAATCATCTCAGACCGTGGTACTAGACGACGATGCGCTGTGAATGGACTATCTGCAATAGTTTTAGCGTTCTTGCTTATTAGGAATTCTTCAGGTGGTACGTTCTCAATGACGACCTGACCTTTGTTCTTGACCTTCTTGATCGTCACATTGTGCAGCATGATAGGCATGCCGGACATGTCAACAACCTCAGACTTCTGCTTAACGATCTCTAGCGACTCGTCTGATAGCAATAAAGCAAGTTCATCATCTGTAAGGTTTTTGTACGACTCTTTAGTGATGTCCTCACTAGCATCCCAGTAAGCCTTAACCACGCCGGTCTTTTGCAGCAGCGCGTCTTTAAACCAATTGTGCAGAATCAGGAAGCCAGGATTATCCCGATAGAATACCCAGTTACAGTACTGAGTTGCCTGTTTAGCAGCATCCTCGTCGCCAGCAGATTGTGGCTCAAATAAGACAATATCTTCTGTCGTGGTGAATACACGGATCAACTGCGGTAAAGCGCCGTCAATAGCTTCAGCGACCTCACCTGTAACGATCTGGCTGCGACCTTCTTGCTCATTGCCATACGGGTCACGCAGGTAGTATTCAAGCGCCTTTTGACGCTGGTCTGTAGTCTCAGAGTCAATAAAGCCAATGGAGTTATCAATCTCTGCCTCGACAATTGCTTTAATTTCTTCTGACTGCATAAGCTACCCCTAGAATTTTTCCAATTATACAACCCATTGCACGTTATTTGGCAACTTTGACGACCACGAATCAGTACCTTCGTCAAGCGAAATCGCTAGGTATCTAAAGCTATCTGCGTAGTGTGATGCCCAATCATGCAAAGGCTTTTCGTAGAATACGTTACGTTTTTCGTCATGCTCACGCCTGTAGTTGCGTAAAGCATCAAGGCCAGGCTTAGTCTTTGGGTCAAACCAGCATCTCGGAAGCAAGCGCCTAACAGCCTGGATACCGTCAGCAACAGACAATCTAGGCGCAACAGTTATATTCAGTCCTGCCTCCATGAGTACTTCTTTGCGAGACCTTCCCGTTCCAAGTTCCCTAACCTCAACGTCATGCGGTAAGAACTGCTCCCACCGCGCATAGTCATTGTCTTGCAGCCAGCGTACATACCAATCCAAACCTTGTCCGTGGTTCTCGACGCAGTCAATAAGCCGCACCTCTTTGCCAACCAATTGAGCCACCCACAGACAAGTAGAATCGCCCATACCCAAGTCCCAAGCAACAAAAGAGCGACAAAGATCATCGCGCTCAATACGGGTGACATGGCCTTTTTCCTCGATAGTATTGATGATCTGACCATAGTAGCTACCCTCAACAGCCGCGTTAAATGAACATTCAAACTCTTGGTTATACTTGTCGTCGCCCATCTCTTTACGGGCAGAATCAAGCTCAGACTCAGGCAGAATCTTAGTCTCGCTGGCTTTAAACTCTAGCAGCTTCCAATCATCAGCACTGTCAGCCCTATCTCTTAGGTCAGCAAAGTGGTTTCGCCCCTTAGGAGTACCCACGAACATACACCAGCCAAGACGATCAGCAAGAGCTGGACGGATAATCTCATTCCATATCTTCGGGTCTTGGTCTCCGATCTCATCAAGAATAACTCCATCGAAGTACTGACCACGCAAGCTATCAGGATTGTCGCTACCATAAAGACTAATGCGGCGTCCCCAGAAGTCAGCCCGGAGTTCAGAAATGTTGTGAGTTGCATTTAGTGGCCTTGTGAATTTGGTTAGGTAATCCCAAGCTACTCGTTTAGCCTGGCCGTAAGTAGGCGCAATGTAAGCGAACCTAGGCTCATCCTTATCGCACTCCACAGCAGACTTAATCAAGTGGTTAATGGCCGCTACAGTCTTACCCATGCGACGATGGGCTACAACTACAGCGAATCTAGTGCCATCCATTGCCTCGTGCATCTGTAGCTGAGGCTCTCTAGGCTGATACGGGATTACTATTTCTGCCATGTGACCACGTGTTGTTGCGCTCCACCATCTGCGCCTGTTACCTCTGTCCTAGCCAGTTTAGGTATATGGTACTCACTGAGCTTGTTCATCAAGTCTAGTGCCTTATACGGGTCTTCTTGCGCTACTTCATTAAGCCATCTATCCATGTTCGGAGCATTGCGCTCTAGTAGATTAGCAATAGCTTCCCTAACTATCTGCGTACTCTTGTTAGGTACTCCCTTAGTCCTACCCTTACCCATGTTAGTAAGATTAGCTATTCGTGCATCTTCCTGCACTTTGGTGATTTCTGTTTCCATTTTTGCATTACCTTTCAGGTGTCATGCTTAGTAATACGTATCGTATACATCCGGCCTATTCTGCCGTATCCATGCCCTACTATCCTCATGACATTTGGCAAAGTCATCGCCTACTGTCTGGCTGCCTGCGTGATGCACATAGCCTCTACTCACCCAATGCGTGAATCCAGCCTTAGTCATGTCATCGCAGATAATGTTATCAGAATACCAGTTTACGCTTGGAAACTTAGCTGCTTTCCATGCCTCTTTAGAGACTGACGCAAAGATAGGCGCAATAGTTTGTGCCTTCTTTATAAATCCCTCGCTGCGATAGCGTAAACCTACAAAATCATCATCGACAATAGGATAACGTATATTTTGCTCAGGCAATACAAAGTCAGACCTAGTACCCAAGAAGCCAACCTTATACCCTGCGTTCTTGAGCAAATCCCAATCTACTGCCATTTTAGTAATAGTGCTAGGTGTAGGCACTACGTCATCATTAGCCAGAATTACAGAATCATATCCCTGAGCAAACACGTAATCTGTAGCTACATTGTAGGCATCACCAAAGTTAGACTCCATGTTCGGAATCATCTTTATGTGCTTGCCGAAACATTTAGGCGTATTGCAGCTTATGTACACTGGTATGTGAGGCGCATAGACCTCTAAAGCAGTTACCAGTACCGTCAAGCCAACATTCCCTGTACTACATATCACGATTGCTTGCATAAGCCCCAGAAGTAAAGATCAGCAGGTGAGTCATTAGTCGAGAATTCGTATTGCTCAAACTTGCTTAAATCGCATTTATCTCTAAAGTCTTGCTCTGTTAAGTTAAGATAATAATCGCCAAGAAAAGGATTGTCAGCCCTGCTAGTCCTGCTGGTTCCATGCTCAGGCCTCCCAGTAGTAGCGCAACTAAAAAATACTAATCCGTTAGCCATTCTGACCATATTCTCAAAGGTTTTAACCCATTGTTCATTATGCTCAAAACATTCACAGCTTGCCACTACATCGAAATAGCTTTCAGGAAATACTAGCTCCTCTCCCCTGGCTACAACGTCAACTCCACGACCCTCTCCAACGTCCACGCCAATATAGCTAGTAGTATCAAAAAAGGTACGAATAGAGCCATTGATGTCAAGAGAGCCAATTTCTAATACCTTTTTGTCGGTAAAGTAATCAGGGAATCTAGCCTTTACACCTGCAACGAAGTCTAGCTGGCTTTGATGACTCACTTCTTCTTAGCTTTGCTTTTAGCGGTTCGTGAGCCACGCATAGGCATTGAAATCTCAATCTCAATCTTGCCACCCTTCTTGCCGTTCTTTTCTTCCTTATCGTCCATCATGCAACCCTTACCGCCCTTGCACTCACCACCCTTACATTTAGGACAAGATTTCATGCCTTTCATTTTTTCCCCTTTTTTGCTGTTTTAGCAGCGTCTTTAAAATCGGCTTTAGTAGGCGCACCCTTAGTGCCTGGCTTACGCATTTTCTCTCCAGAACCTTCTGCTATGCGCTTTTTCTTTGCTGCAATATTTGAGTATAGTCCTGGCTTCATTTCTTTTTCGCTTTCTTAGCAACGCTTAAAGCTATTGCAACTGCTTGGCGAGGATTCTTTACTACAGGGCCACCTTTACCTGAGTGCAATGTTCCACCCTTAAACTCAGTCATTACCTTACTGACCTTCTTTTCAGCTTTCGTCTTTTTCATTTAACAACCCCTTAACTTGTACAAGTAAGTCAATCTCAGTTATCTGGTACTTCCGTTCAAAGGCTTTGCGACCCATGCCGTGATACCCATCATTACCTCTATGGTGGCTAGGACACAGCGGGATAGTGTCGTAATGCCCACTTCTAACACCCATACCTAACCCTAATCCTCGAACATGATGCACTTCTGCTGGTGTCTGAGGATGGCCGTTCCTATAGCAAATTATACAACCAATGTCTACCAGTTTCGATAGATATTTCTTTTCGTCCTTAGTCATCAATATCGTCTATAAGTCTTTGCAGGTACACAGCTAAATCCATTGCTTCCTCTTGTGCGTGAATAAGCCATTGCTTTGCAGATAAGTCTGTACGCTCTGTGCTAACACCGTATTTCATCATGCCGAACTCAGCTCGATCTGCCAGCTTTTGTCTAACTGCTTGTACATTCTTATCCATTACATTGTCCTTTTATCTATGCTGCGATTAGAGGCCTCATAAGAGCGCCAAACATCAACTCTAGCCTGTGCTGCTATCAGCATCCAGCGGAGCCTTTCAGCCTCCTCTACGGCCTCTCTAAGACCTTCCAGTACAGCCTGGTACTCTGGATGAGCATAAGCATCGGCTTCTTTCTCTGCCATTGTTGTACGTGGGCTTGATTGAAAACAAATAGCTTTCTTAGTCTTGCGGTACTCAGTCAAGTAAGTAACTTGAGCTTTAGCTTTAGCATAAGCCTGTGAGTGCTTGATTATGTAGTCAATTGCTTCATTAGGATTTGTCATTTTTAAATTTATTTAGATATTCTTGATTTAATCCATATCCAATACCAT